ATGGAGGAGGAAGTCAATTAGCAACAGCAACAGTAACTCATACAGGATTTGAAGGATATTCAGATTTTTGGCAGGGCGTAGCAGGAAACGACATTGACCCAAATGATTATGAATTAACCAATACAGGTAATAGTCAAATAATTTACCTTCCAGATAGTACAGCCTCTTTTGCATATGATATGAACTCAGGAACAGCAACTAAAGCAACCATTAGTACCTCTGCCTCAAGTGTAGCTGCAGCAAGTGGTAATTACACTTGGACTATAGAAAGGATATGTAGTGCTAAATACACTCCTATATTAATGAGATTCATAAATAAAAATGGCGTACCTCAAGATCAATACTTCTTTTTAAAATCTTCTAAAAAAATAGCTACTAAATCAGAAAACTTTAAAAAAAATATATTCGACTATTCTTCTTCTAACTATGATGTTAAAAACCATCAAAAAAAAATCTTTAATAAAAATGGAAGTTATAGATATACTTTAAACACAGATTATATTGCGGAGGCTTATGTTGCAGTTATGCAAGATATTCTATTAAGTGAATATGTGTGGATTTATACAAGTGGAGGAACAAGTTTAACTGAAGGATATTACAGACCTGTTAACGTAGTAAGTAACTCATTAATTTGGAAATCGTTATTAAACGATAAACTAATACAATATACATTAGAAGTAGAGGATGCAAACGATTACATTAACAATATAGTATAATGAAGCGTGAGGTACAATTATACATATCTGATACTAGAGTTGATTTATTTCAGGATGAAACTATTAGTATTACTGATTCTATTCAGAACATCTCTGATATAAGTAAGATATTTACTCCTTTTTCTCAAAGTTTTAATTTACCTGCTTCTGCAACAAACAACAAACTATTTAAGCATTATTATAATTTTAATATTCAAGATGGATTTGATGCAAGATTTAGAGTTGATGCAAGAATCGAAATAAGTTTCGTACCATTTAAAATAGGACAAATACGATTAGATGGAGTAAGCATGAAGGATAATAAACCTCATACTTATAAAGTAGTATTTTTTGGAAAGCCTAGTAATATTAAAGATATATTCGGGGAAGAAGATTTAAATTCATTAAATCCACTTAAAACGTATGATATTGATTATAATGGGGCTGATTTCCTAAATGCTTTTAAAACAGGATTACAAACAACAGGCTCAAATGCTACAACACTTGCAAATAGAAACGTAGTTGTTCCTCTTATATTACTAAATAATTATTATGAATATGATTCAGGCTCATATAGATTAGATACTGCAACTTGGGCTAATTTAAGAAAGGAATTAAAACCTGCTATAAAACTTAAAAGGGTTATCGAAGCAATACAAACTCAATATGATATTACTTTTAATATGGCAGATGAAGGTTCTATAAAAACATTTTTTGGTAGTGCTATGTTTGATGAGCTTTACTTATGGTTGCATAGAGAAAAAACCCCTGTGTCTGCTAAAGGCATAACACCTGTCGAGTATGGTGTTGATGTAACTACAAGAAATAAAAAATTAACTTTTGCAGATTATAGTTATTTGTGTGGAAGTGGAGATGTACTTTCTTCAAATAAATTAACTATAAACGAGGGAGAAACATTTTCTATAAGAGCAACACTAGCTCCTAGCATAACCACTAATACAGGGGAAGTAATTGTTAAGGATATAACAACAAACGAATTATTATATTATAAAAACAATATTGCTTTTAATTCATCTGCTCTCAATACAATTACCATGACATCTTTAACAAGTGGCACATTGTCGTCAAGAACGTATGATATAGAGATTAGAATAAATTGTCAAACAGGTCAAACATTTCCTGCAAGAAATTCCTGTGGAACAGTAGCCATGAGAATCAGCAAAACAGTAGGAGCAACTTCAACAGTACATGATTACGGAAATACAGGATTTTCTTTAGGCTATAATATATATATACAGGATTACTTGCCTAAAATAAAAGTACTTGACTTCTTAACTGCTTTATTTAAGATGTTTAATTTAGTTGCTTATACGAAATTAACAAGCAGCACTATATATGTAGAAACCTTTGATGACTTCATGACAAAAGGTGTTGCCAGAGATATTACTAAATATATTGATATAACAAAAGCAACAATAGATAGACCTGTTCCTTTTAATCAGGTTAATTTTAAATATGCTGAACCTGTAACTCAAACAGGTTTAAGATTTTTAAATCAATTTAGTTTAGTTTTTGGCAATTTAGGCTATTCAGCTCCAGAAAAATATGATGGACAAGCATTTAATTTAGATGTTCCATTAGAAAGAACAGTATTAATTAATTTACAAGATAGTTCAGGAGATCAAACAAACAACATACAGGGATGGTGGGTAGATGCAGAAGGTAAGCCAACACTCGGAAAGCCATATATCTTTTTTAATAGAGTAGTAGATTCAACAAGCTATCCTATAACAAGCTCAACTATAAATGAATATAACGCACCGTCAAATGTAGCTACTGATGAAAATCATACTTTAAATTTTGGTGCTGAATATGATGAGTTTAATGGAGATATAAACACTAATAGTATTTTTGAAAGATTTTATAAAGAGTATATAATACAAACCTTTCAACAAAACGGGAGAATAATAAAAGTATCGGCACATCTCCCATTAGAATTTATTTTAAATTATTCTGTTAATGACGTTATATTAATAAGTGGAGAACTATATTATATAAATAGTATAAAGATTAATTTAACAACAGGTAAATCAGATCTTGAGCTTATAGTAAAAACAACAACTTACACAAATAGCGTATTAACATGATAAAAAATATATTAGAATTATTGCCTTTTGTAGAAGGAGAAACAGAAGCTATTGAAATAGCTAAAGGCAAATATAAATTAGCCGAAACATTAAAAGAAGGATATAAAAAATTAAAACAGGAGATATGGCAAAGAAAGTCTACATAGATTTTGAATTAAAATACAAAGAGGCTGTAAAGAACTTAGATGAAATGCAATCAGAGTATTCTAAGTTAGAAAAGCAAGTAGATAAAACTTCAGATTCACAGGAAAAATTAGGAGGAATATTAGATAGCACTACAGGGGGAGCTATAACTAAATTTAAAGGTCTTAAGGGAACACTAGGAACAGTTATTAAAAGTTTTAAATCTTTAAAGGTTGCTGTTATGGCAACAGGGATTGGTTTGTTAGTTGTTGCTGTTGGTGCTTTAGCGACTATGTTTACTAATTCTGAAAAAGGGCAAAACAGATTTACTAAATTAATGAGTGGCATTGGGGTCGTTGTTGGCAATGTAACTGATATTGTTGCAGGGTTAGGAGAGGTGATGTTTAATGTATTTACAGGGAGGTTTGGTGAAGCAAAAAAATCCTATGATGAGTTAAGGGAAAAAATGAAGAATTTTGGGAAAGAAACACGAGAAGAAATAAAAAAATCAAATGAACTTTCTGACCAAAGAGCTAAAGCTGATAAATTAGAGAGACAACTATTAATAGACAGAGCAGAAGCAACAAGAAAGTTTAATGAACTTAGAGAAAAAGCAGCAGACAAGGAAAATGTATCAGTAGATGAAAGAATACGTTTATTAAAAGAAGCAGGTGCAATAGAAGAAGCAATTACTATTAAAGAAATAGAAGCAGCTAGAATTAGATTTGAAACGAAAAAACAAGAAAATTTGATGTCTGGTAGCACAAAAGATGATTTAGACGAACAAGCACAATTACAAGCAAGGCTAATAGAATTAGAAGCAAGTAGATTAAAGAAACAAAAAACACTTACCGCAGAAATCACTACAAATTTAAGAGAGGCAGAATCTGAGAGAAAAGCAATAGTAGCAAAAAAAGTTGCAGATGAAAAAGAAGCAGAAAGATTAGAAAAAGAAGGAATTAAAAAAATGTCTGATCTTAAAAAACAAATAAGAGATGCTGAGGCTGTTTCAAAAGAAGAAAAAAGAGCTTTAGAATTAATTAAGATTGAAGAACATTTCCAAAATCTTTTACTTCAAGCAGAAGAACAAAACCTAGTAACTGATGAATTAGATGCGGCGAGAAGACAGGCTTTAGTATCCAAACAGGCTGAGTATGATGCTGAAGATGATGCTAAAGCCAAAGCCAAAGCAGATAAAAAAACTGCTGAAAGAGAAAAAGGATTAGCAGAAGAAGAAAGAATTGAGGCATCTAAAAGAGCTATTAAAGAAAAAACATTTAACAATGCAGTTCATTTAGCAGGTGCAGAAAGTCGATTAGGAAGGACAATGCTTTTAGCTAAACAAATTTTAATTGCAAAGGAAGCTATTATGAATTTTAAAGCTGATGTCGTTAAAGCAACCGCAGCAATGGGTAATGTAAGTCTTACTGCTGCTGAGGCATCAGTACAAACTACCTCATCGATTGCAAAAGCAGCAAACGTTGCACCACCTCCATTTAATTTACCATTTATAGCAACAGCCCTTGCAACTGCACTAAGTGTTATGTCAGCAGTAAAGGCAGCAAAAGGTAAAACCAAACAAGTTGCATCCACGTTAGGTGGTGGAAGGGGGATTGATGTTAGCGTGCCAAGTCCGTCTATTTCCACACAAAATGAAATAGAATCAATTATACCACAATTTAACACAGTGGGAGCAAGTGGCACAAATCAATTAGCTTCAGTATTAGGCGGTCAACCTCCTATACAAGCATTTGTAGTTTCTAATGATGTTACTACTGCTCAAGAGTTAGATCGTAATATAATTACAGGAGCAAGTCTAGGATAAACAAAAAAAATAAATTAAACGTTATAATAATATGAAGATAATAGAACTTATTTTAGGAGATGGAGTTTTTTCAGGTATAGAAGCAATTTCGTTAGTAGAATCTCCTGCTATTGAAGAAGAATGGATTACTTTAAAATCACAAGAAGTAAAACTTGCTGAAGTATCTAGCGAGAAACGAATACTGCTAGGAGCTTTACTAGTACCAAATAAACCTATCTACAGAAAAACAAGCGAAGATGAGTATTATATTTACTTCTCAAAAAAGACAATAGAGAAAGCATCTCAGCTTTATTTAATGAATGGCAATCAAAACAACGCTACTTTAGAACATCAACACTCTTTAAACGGATTAACACTTGTTGAAAGCTGGTTGGTGGAGGATGAGGTACATGACAAATCCAGAAAATATGGTTTAAATGTACCTATAGGAACTTGGATGGGTGCTGTCAAAGTAAATTCTGAAGAAGTATGGGAGGAATTTGTTAAGACAGGTAAGGTAAAAGGGTTTAGTATTGAAGGCTACTTTGCTGATAAAGCAGAAAGACCTAAAGAACCTATTAATGATATGGAACAAAAAGCAGATGCTGTATTAAGTAAAATAAAAAATCTATTTAATGAAACAATTTAAAACACCATCAAGAACAAGTCCAAAAGGTGGTCGCAGAGCCTGTCTTTGTGAGGACAACACCTATTCAACTAAATGTTGCAAAGGAAATCTAGTAAATCAAGGCATTGGTAAAATCTGAAAATGCAAATATAAATTTAATAACGTTATAGTAATATGAAATCAACCGAAATTTTAAACAAAATTAAAACCTTCTTGGGAGAAGATGCTAAAGTTGAAGAATCTATTGATGAAACAGTAGAAGAAACTCAATTAGAAGCTCAAGAAGAAATCCAAGAAGAAGTAAAAGTCGAGTTAGCTCAGGCTAAACTTGAAAACGGAACAGTAGTAGAATCAGAATCATTTAAAGCAGGAGACGAAATCTTTATCATTACAGACGATGAGAAAGTAGCAATGCCTGTTGGCGAATATGTAATGGAGGATGGTAAACTTCTAGTCGTAGAAGAAGAAGGACTTATTGCAGATTATAAAGAAGTTTCTGATGACGTGCCTGAAAAAGAAGATGAGATGGCAGAAGATGACGAAGCAGCAGTTGATGACTGGGCAGGTATGGAAAAAAGAATTAAAAATCTTGAAGATGCTATCGCTGATATTAAAAGCAAGATAGGGGAAAAAGAAGATTTTGAAAAACTTGAGCAAGAAGTTAAACAGCAATTATCAGAAACACCTGCTGCTGAAGCAATTACTCATAACCCAGAAGTAAAAAAGAAAACACATCTAAAGTATGCTCAAAATAGACAGCAAAATTCTTTAGATAGAGTGTTAAGTAAAATGTATAATAATTAAAAACAATTAAAAATGGCAAATCCAACTTATACCTCAGGAACTTACGCTGGTGAGTTTTCAGGTAAAATTTTAGGGGCAGCATTGTTAAGTGCAGCAACTTTAGATGCAGGCGCAATAACAATTATGCCTAACGTCAGGTACAAGTCTGTTCTGCAGGTAGGTGCTTGGGCAAATGTAGTAAAAGGAGCATCATGTAATTTTGATACTTCCACAACTACTTTAACATTAACAGAGAAAGTACTTACCACGATGGAACTTCAAAGCAATGTTCAATTGTGTAAGTCTGACATGGAACAAGAATGGCAAGCGACAGAGATGGGATATTCTGCTTATGCTGAAATTCCAGCTTCTTTCGAGGAGTATGTAATTTCAAGAGTAGCTGCTCAGGTTGCAGATGCAACAGAGACTTCTATTTGGCAAGGTGCTTCAGGAGCTGATGACTATGATGGTTTTCAAGCTTTATGTTATGCTGATTCTAATGTAGTAGATGTAGCTGCTTCAGCGGTAACTTCAGCAAATGTAATTGCACAAATGGGAAGCGTAGTAGATGCTGCTAGCACAGCTTGTTTAGGTGCTGCTGATCTTACTCTTTATGTATCAACAAATGTAGCTAGAGCTTATATTAGAGCTTTAGGTGGATTTGGAACAAGTGGTTTAGGTGCTGCTGGTATTGATAATAAAGGAACTTCTTGGTTCAGTAATAACCAACAATTAACTTTTGAGGGTATTCCAGTTTTCGTAGCTAATGGCATGGGTAATAATAAAATGGTATTAACTCCAAAATCTAACTTATTCTGGGGAACTGGTTTAGCAGATGACAGAAACGATGTAAGATTTATTGACATGGCAGACAAAGACGGAAGCAGAAATGTAAGAGTAATTCTTAGATGGACAGCAGGATGTCAAATCGGAGTAGGAGCAGATATTGTTTACTATTCATAATAATTAACTAGAAAGGGGTAGTTAACCCTACCCTTTTTTATAATACTTTAATAACATGGCGTGTGTATTAACAAAAGGTAGAAAAGTACCCTGTAAATCAGGAGTAGGTGGCTTGAAGTCAGTTTATTTCGCAGATTTTGGTGGATTAGGGGCTATTACTATTACTGATTACGAAATTTCAGCAATAGCTGGTTCTCCTACTTTATATCAGTTTGATTTAAAAGGTAACTCCACTTTTGAAACCAGTGTTACAAGTTCTCGAGAAAATGGTACTACATTTTATGAAAGTACATTAACTTTAAACTTTACATTCCAAGACAGACATACTCAAGAAGAAATAAGGCTTCTTGCTATTGCTAGACCTCATATTTGGGTTGAGGCTTATAGTGGTTTAGCAGGTAGCTCTTACTATTTAATGGGTAAGGTTAATGGATGTGAGTTAACGACAGGTACTTTTTCTAATGGAGCAGCAATGGGCGATCTAAATGGCTACTCATTGACGTTTACAGCACAAGAAATGGCTGCACCAGACTTTACAATTTCAACAGTTGTAACAGGAGCTAGTCAAGGTTCTCAAATAACACCAAACTAACAGGGTTCTAACTTGTTTTCAAAAAAAGAGAGGGATATGTAAATCGTATCCCTTTTTTTTATATCTTTGTTATAGTGTTTTCATAATTTAGTTTAGAGGGAGGTTTTAATACCTCCTTTTTTTATACGCAAAATATAAAGTTTATTCGTTATATTAGTATGATACATTTAACGACATCAGCTTCTAGTCAAACAATGAAGATAATTCCAAGAAGTTATGCCTCTACTATTAATATGATTTTAAGAGACGATTCAACTAATACCTCCACAACCTATAGTAGTATAAGTGCTTCAACAGACAAAAATTATTTAGTAATTGCACAGGCTTTAAGTCCTGTTTTAGTTGAAGGTAGATTTTATGATATGACAGTGAAAGAGGGTACTGATATAATTTATAAAGATAAGATATTTTGTACAGACCAAACTGTAGATCAAGAAAATAACGATTATTACACT